ATATGTTCCAGACCATCCAAAAGATGGATATTATTCTCCTATTCCTCTTTGTTCAGCAGAAGAATTGGTTGGTGAAGTATTGGGTACTCATATTAATGATATTATGAATGGATTTGATGCTGCGATCCTTCCTGTGATTCAAGAAGTTTCAGATTCTTTGGGTGGAGGTGTTTCTGAAGTAGGTGAGGAACCACAAAGCGGTCTTTCAATGGAAGTTGATGAGGCTAATGTACTTGGTTCACTAGAATCTGGACATCTTGTTAATGAAATATCTTCAGAGATAGGACAAAGTTCTGGAGTAAATGTAAATACCATTGGAAATATAACTAATGCACTTATAGGTGGGAATTATGGTGTTGCTTTAACAAATCTTTTCTTTCTTGCTGGAAAGGATGATGTTGCTAATGCTGGTGCCGTTGCATCAGTTTTGGGTTTAGTTAAGGGTGGTGATTTGATTGGTGGTTTTGGTGGTGCTTCTGGTGTATTAGATGCAGATCCTGCATTAATGAATGGTGCCGGTATGATCTTTGATTCAATTGAATCTGGTAATATACCTGAACTTGTTAATAGAGTTGGCAACCTTGCTGCATCGTATCCAAATATATTACAGGCAGTTGTAGGTAGAGGATCTGCTAGTGCTGGACCAAATTTAGTATCAAGTGGGTTTGGGGCAATGGGTGGTCTTAACTTTGATATTGCAACATCAATGGGATTTATTAAATCAATTACAAAGATTTTTGATTGTGATCCTAAAGCAGAGTGTTCACCAAATGATATTCATACAATGCAAGGTGGTGGTGGAGATGGAGGAAGACCAAGTATTGCTTCTGTTGCAAAGTCAGCACAGAAAAAGTCACAATCAACTCGTAGTGGTAAGACTTTAGCTCAACGGAGATCTGATGCTTCTAAGAGGAATAAGAGTGTATCCAGGGCAGAAATCAATGCAGATATTGCTGAGAATAAAGCAATTGAGAAGAAATATGCTCAACCAGAACCAAGGTTCTCTCCTGGAGAGGATGATTACTCGGAGATAACCTAATGCCAATAGTACCAGCTTCATTTGATCTAATTACAGTTGGATATATTCATCAAGAAGATGGGTATGTTAAGGATGTTTCACTTTCTGAAGCGAATGAATATGCTGAATTAAATCCAGGGACTCAATTTATTTTTATTAATGGTGATGAGAAAGTTGAATTCTTAACTATTGTTGAGGTTAATACTCTTACTCCTAAAAATTTGGAGAGAACTGATTCTTGTGATACCTCTGATAGAAAATGTGGACCTCCTGCACTTAAGTTTTTTGGTGGACATGGTGTGGGAGCATTAGCGAATCCGGTAGTAGATAATAATGGTAATTTAATTGCAGTTGATCTTATTAGTGGTGGTTATGGTTATAAAACACCTCCTCAAGTACAAGTAATTGATCCTTGTAAGAATGGAAGTGGTGCTGTCCTTGAAACAATATTGGGTACAGGAGATAAATCTGGTGTTGTTATAAAAGTTATTGTTAATGATAGTGGTACGGGTTATCTCCCACCACCACCACAATCTTCGTCTGGTTCACAGTATCCTGTTCTTCTAACACTTACAGATGTTATTGTTCAAGATCCTGGTATCGGGTATAATTGTGGTATAGATCAGTTGACAATTACTCCTAATAATGGTACAGTATTATCGTATAAGTGTGATCCATTTGGTAAAATTAATTCAGTAAGTGTTGATAGTGGAGGTAATTTTACTCAACTTCCACATATAAGTGTGGTTACTGCAACTGGTTTTAACGCAAAGTTTATTCCTTTCTTTAGTATTGTTCGTGATCCTCAGACACCAATAACAGAACTTAAATTTACTCAGAAGGATCTTATTCAGGTGTATGACTTAGTTGGAATGAACCATAATGGATATGTTGGTGGAAAAGAGTATTATGGAAATGTTTATTTCCTTAATGGTGTGAAATATGCTGGTACCAAAGCATTTAGTGGAACCAACATTCAAGTATATGATACTAGAGAAGAGAGTAGTCGCGCCCCTTCTAATCTTCTTCAATAAATATTAAAACGCCTCTTCTGAATTAATCTATGTCCCAGAAAAAGAATTTTTGGACTCAAGTAGTGAGTTCTATGAATGGACTTATCCAGTTTGGTGGAATAAGTCCTAAAGAAGATGTTACCTCAAGTATTGAATTGAAGGCACTGGATGGTAGGCACTTCTTTACTATGGAGGAAGATGGAGAACGTACTGGTTGGACTACCATGAATTCTCCTGGTGCAACTATTATTCATACTGGAGAAGATTTAGCAGCACCAGCTAAAGAAGGTGATAAATCTCCTGGAATTTGTGAGAAAGAATCTTTTGTAGTTGTTGCTGAGAATGGAGACATTCAATTGAAAGCAGCAAACGGAAGGGTTCGTATTGAAGCAAATGATATTGAGTTTGTTGCAACAGGTAATGCTCCACATGGGGTGTTCTGGGTTAAGGCAAATGAATCTATTAAGATGGATTCAAAGAATATTACAATAGATGGTAAACAATCCACTAAGATTTTAAGCACAGGTCTTCTAGTATTACGTGGTGGATTGGGAGCACAGATTTTATCACCTATATTAGAAGGTGTGAGTTGTGCGATGACCAAGTTGGCATTACCTGAACCAGCAAAAGTAAATCAATAGGAGGAACAAATGGCATTAGCATGGGATGAAATTTGGGCTTATGGTGGACAACTGATATGCAGTGCAAAGAAGATTGTTCCTAAAGCATTGGGGACTGGTGCTAATAAGATAGACCACTCTGCATATATTCAGGGTCCACTTCAGGTTGGAACAGCAGATGATTACTCTAGTGCCGATGCAACAGTAATGATCGGTTCTAATGGAACAGTTAGTACTCCAGATGTTTTGTATGTAAAAGGTAATAAAACACAAGAAGGTGATACGTTACAGACAGGTGATAAGGTTCATAAGGGTGATTTAACTCATACTGGTGATCAAACCCAGACTGGGGATAAAACTCATAATGGGGATAAAACTCATAATGGTAATTTAATTTCAAGTAATTTAAAAAGTTGTACTGGACAAAGTTGTAGTTGGTCGGGTAGTAGTATTAATATTCAGGGTTGGAAAGGATTTGATATTCAACACCCATCTAAAAAGGGGCATAGATTACGGCATATTTGTTTAGAAGGACCTGAAGGTGGAATTTATTATCGTGGAAGAGCATCAAAACCATTGATTCCTCTTCCTCCTTATTGGAAAGATTTAGTTGATCCTACTACTATTACTGTTAGTTTAACTCCTATTGGAGCACATCAGGACATTATTGTAAAGAGGTGGGATGCTGAGAATATACATCTTCAAGCACAAGGTGGATTACCTATTCATTGTTTTTTCCATGTGTTTGGTGCAAGAATTGATGGTGAAAGACTCATTCCAGAATATGAGGGAGAATCTCCTGAAGATTACCCTGGAGATAATACACAGTATTCAATTGCAGGATACCATTACGATAGGAGGACAGAATAATGGCTCATTGGCATACTTATTATACAACTAATTCAGAAAAATATGATACCATAGGACATATTCAATCTTATGGTGGAGATTATAATTGTAATGTTGCTCAAAGTATTTCATGTACTTCTGTAGCTGCTGAAGGGGTTATAAGCACTACCAATACTACTGCATCAAGTAGTACAACAACTGGTTCTATAAAGGCTGCTGGTGGATTGGGTGTTGCGGGAGCTGCATATATTGGTTCGCTTAATTGTGGAGGTAATGCAGTTGTTACTGGGACTCTTACTGCAAATTCAAAGAGTTTTGATATTAAACATCCAACAAAAGAAGGAAAAAGACTTTTATATGGATGTCTTGAGGGTCCAGAACATGCAGTTTATGTTCGTGGAAGATTATCTGGGAATAATGTAATTGAATTGCCTGATTATTGGGAAGGTCTTGTAGATCTTGATACAGTAACAGTTCAACTTACTCAGATTGGAACCAGTCAGGATCTTATGATTGGTGCTATTGATGGTCGAAATATAACAGTTAAGTCTGGTAACGGAACAATAATTAACTGCTATTTTACCGTGACTGCTACACGTAAGGATGTACCAGATCTTGAAGTGGAGCAGGATGCTTGACTTATTTGTATTGTAGTGGTATACTACTAAAGTAGTTGAATGATTCACATGGAAGAGAATCAAAGGCCTGATTTAGGAGAAGATACTGTTGAGTATGAAGATGATGAGTATTTAATGAAATGCGTGGTTGATCCACTCAAGAAAACAATTTATCTATATTCCAATGAAGGGGATACTAAGGAGGTAGTGTGTGATAATACAGAACAGTTTATGAATGTGTTGAGTGTGATACGTGCTACGTGTCCTGAAGAACGTTTGGTGTACACAGATCCAATAGCCTCAGGGGAGGCTAGTCTTTAGTTCCAAAAAAG